GTCAGACCCTCGTCGTATTGCGTCAGGATGGGCCTGATCCTTTCAGTTACTGCTCTCATATTTTTCTCTCATTTTTCTAATATCTTCGATAAGCTGCAAAATGTAACCACGAGCATCAAGACAATGTCCCAAAGCCATGAGGTGATCTTTTTCAAGCATAGCTTGATGCACCAACTTGAGTGAGTTCTCTGCCTGCATACAAGGCATGGCGTAGTCGTCTATTTTTTCGGTGTTCATGCGTTCAACTCGTCATATTTGTTACGGGCCTCAATCCAAGCGTCGATGATGGGCTTGCGTATCGCTCTCTGCTTTTTTGATGTGTAGTCAGCAATTTGGATAAAGGCGTTTGGCTGTGCTTTCCAGCGATCATTCCAAAGGATTTCGTTTGCCTTTAAGACTTTAGCGCAGTGATCCAACTGAGACCTCGCTTTATCGAGCAACGCTTTTTTTGATTCAGTCATACATTCTCCTCAAAAGTTTTATTAAGCCATGCGTCCAGCCGAGCATGAAGCTCGGCCCTGTTGCGCTCACCGATTGTTTGACCGTTATCGGTCACCAATGGGTTCGTCAGCAAATTACCAAACCCAGTGTCGGAAGAAAACTCAATTCTTTCCGCTGATGTCTTAATGCCAATGTCGCCAATGGGTCTCGATTCAAATCCGTCTATCAGCACTTCTTCTTTCATGTGTTCTTCCTTTGCAGTCTAGCCAAGCACCATGCAACACCTTGATCGAAAGTATCAGGCATATCTTCAATTTCTTTCCAATCCTCCTCCGTCAGCCCCACCCAAGGGCGCTGCTTCTTGCCGTCATAAACACCGTTAAGGTACACGATGTACATATCATCGTACTGCTCATGCAACTTGGCTTGCGCTGCTGCTTTCTTTGATTCGTAGCCTGTCATGTGTTGCTCCTTGCTCTGATTAAATCAGCCGCTTGGTACGGCTCTGCAATTTCCGCAATCTTGGCGCACTCCTCACGCTCATGCGCTGCTACCAAGGCGGCAAAGTCTTCCAAGTCGCTCCAGCTAACACCAAGGCCAAACTCCTCTTCAGTGACCCCAATTTTGTAAGCCATGCGTTTAATTTCATCCATGCTCATTCCTCATTCTCCAAGCTATCGTTAATCAACTGCTGCTTGACCAACTCCAAGCAGCCCAGCACGGTGGGTATATACATCGACTCGTCGTACTTGTGTATCAGCGCAAGCAGTTCGTCCGCCAAACCCTGCGCTAGTTTTCCTTGATCTAAGTTCATTTCAGCACCACCGCCCCAACTAGCATCCACACGCCCAGAACGATAGCTGCGAATGCGATGATGCCTTTGATCTGCTGGCCGATAAATTCGTATGGGTCGTGTACCTCTTCCTCCTCAACGTACACCGCCATGTATTTTTTGTCTGCTTCATTCATACGTTGCGCTCCTGAAGCATTGCATCTGCCAGCCAATAGGCTTGTCTGGAAATATTTTCAAAACTTGGATCTGTTCTGCTATCGCTATTCCAATATTCGGACATTAATCCAATTGCAACTTGCCCAGCAAAATGATCGCGCAGTGTCATGTCCTTGGCGTACCCGCCTGTCTTGACCATCCAGTCGGTGTAGTCTTTTGCTATCTCTACGTTGTCTTTCATTGCTTGTACTCCTTGATGCGGTTGTTTAAACGCTCTATACGAGCCATATTTAGCTCGAGAACTGCGGAGCTGTACTCAACAGCCCACTCAGCCTCGAGGCGGTCAAGATGGGCCTGTGCCAGCTCTTTGCTGATTACTTCCAAGGGCGTTGGCTCCTTGAGCTGATTTTTTAAAAAGTCGAAAAATCTCATAGCGTTGCCTTACCTTCTGCGCGATCATTTGCGCTTTTGGTTCTCCAGATCTCTACCCGTGCTTGTGCTGCAATCAGATCCCAACGCAGCTTCTCTTCCAAGAACACTGCATTTTTAAAATCAAGAAGTAGCTGTTGGTACTCGTCGTGGGCATAGGCATCACGCTCTTGGGCAGTCACTGCGCTTTCAGTGCTGCGGGTCATCAAAATTGCTTTGAGACTCTTGCGGTACTCTTCCAAGTACACGCGACCTGCTTTGGCCTCGGCAAATTTGGTTGAGTGTTTAAGGATGTAGTCAACAGCCTTGTCGGGATCAGTATCTCTCATGGTCACTCCTCGTTACCTGCTTATTGCAGTATCGCCAGTGTAACATAAAATTACATCTGCTCGAGATCTTCTATTTTTATTTTTAGCATCCCACCAATCTCTGGTGCCCAATAGATCCGCAGGTCATGGATCTGGGAGTCGTCCTCGTACACCCCAGCGTGGCACAGGGCATCGCAGGTTGCTTTGAGCAGGTTGTCCAGATCACGGCGGCGCTTGTCAGGGCGATAGGCGGCGATGGTTACCCGCAGGGGGCCATCAAAGTGCTTTTGCAGGTGGTTGACCATGATCAGGTTCTGGATGGCCTCGCGGTACTCTCGCCCCCGCAGGCTGATGATCGTGCGCCCGTCAAAGTTTCTCCAGTAGGTGTTGACCGATGGAGGCCACGGCAGGGTTATCTCGAGCGGGTTCATTGGCGCTGCTCTGGGATGCGGTTGCGGATAGCGTCAGCCAGCTTCTCGATGTCCACGCACTCCTCTGCCAGCTTGGCGCAGGCTTCCCGCTCCATGATGATTGCCATACTGGTTGCACGCATGGCGTAGCCCATGATCTCATCTTTGGCCTCAGCCAATGCCTTGTCAAATTCAAGTTGCGTAAACAGGGTCTGGCCCTGCGAAAAAATGTTCTTAGCAAACTGGTTCATATCCATTCTCCTTTGTTACCTCGGTTGCCTTTTTTCCATTGATCTCGGACATCTCTGTCCAAAATGGATTTAGGGTGAAGTTGATTCCATCCTTTGACAGTCTTCCCAGTGATGTCACGGTAGCCGTTAAGGAATCGCATCGCAGCGTCACGATCTTGAAGTCTTTTGTTGATGACCCATCGAACGAGACAGCGATGCCTATGCTCATCTGCTCCTTGACCTTCTTGCGCCTCATTCACGCCTCCTCCTTAAACATTGTTCAGCGCCTGACGGGCCATCTGCACCACTGCAACAGGCCGCTTGATACCGCCCTTGTAGTCGAGCATGATCCGCTTGGCCCAAGCCTTGGGATCTGTATGCTCCTGCTTTTGGGTCAGCAGGGGGGCCAGCTTGGCTAACTCGGCGGCTACCCGCTCAGGGTTTGCTGGAGGAGACGGCAGCATAGGTGTCTCAGGCGCAGGCGCTTGGCGGCACAGATTCTTGAACTGGATGGCGTTTGGCGGGCGCTCTGGCAAGTTGTCCAGTGCCCAGACCACCCGATTCATGGACTCACGGTTTTGCAGGAAAGATCCCAGCTCGTGCGCCCACATGGATTTGATGTCCATGATTGGCGCTGCCCCAAGGGAATGCTGCCACGATGCCCCGTAGGTCAGAGCCAGCCGCTCAAAAAGTCGATCAATTGCTGCCATTTTCAATCTCCAATGCGTTGATTACCGTAGCTGGCTTGCGACCAACCATCTCTTCCCACTGCTTGCGCTTGAACTCTGCGTCCATCTCGGCAAAGCTCTTTGCAGGCGTTTTGGAGGCTGTTTTGACCCACTCAGCCTTAAAACCGACCCAACCCCTGCTGCAACAGGTCTCCAAGGCTTCCTGAAGGCTGTATCCAGCTTTGTCGGCTTCCCGCTGAATCCCCTTGATGGCTGTTTCCGTGATCTCTGCCTTCTTGGCTTTGCGAAGCTGAACAAAATCTTCCCAGACTTTTTGATCAACGCCGACAGGCGCTGTATTTACTGGTTTATGGTTATTGGTTATTGGTTTATGGTTATTGGTTGGTTGATCGGTCGTTGAACGCCCGTTGACTTTCTCGGCTGCTCTCTTGGCAGCAGAGGCTTTTCCCGCCCGAGATGCGGTGTCCAGCTTCTCCTTGTACGACTCAATTTCGCGCTCACAGCGACCGTGGTGCCAGCCATCCTCGTCCTCGCGGAACATATCGACCAGCACAGCTTCAACGACCGTTACATCCATGCGAATGCGGCGGGCAACCCACTCTGTGTCGGAAGGGATCTTGCCCTCAATGTCGTAGTACATATCCAACAGGCGGCGGTAAGCCAAGTCCTCGTCGTTGGACAAATGGGCGGTAGCGGCCCGATAGTCACCAATGTGGTGCTGGTAGTAGTGCATATTTACCTCACGTTTTCGGTTGTCGTTACAAAAAGAAGCAGCGGCAGGACGGTAACGAATCGTCTCTTCGGGAGCTACCCTAGCCGTGCCAGTACAGGTTATACCATCAAACTTTCTGTTTGATCAACACTTTTTTGCGTTGTTTTAGGATTTTTTTCAAAAATATCGGGGCGCAGTTCGTTTCGTTTAACCGCAAGTCGGGTGTACTTCTCAATGGCAATTGCCAACTGGGGGCTGGCCTGCTTGCGCCCAGATACCACCAAAGACACCCATGTCTTAGTGATCTTCAGTTCCTTTGCCATCAGCACCTTTGCCCCTCGAGGTAGGGAGGAAAAGTATTCAGTCAGGGTCATAGCACTCCTTTTTTTAACACCCCATCATACCACAAAAAATATTTTGCAAATAGTTGTGCAACCTCGTGTTAAACGTGCTATAGTCAAGTCCTGTTTAACTTTTTGGGGTCTGTAATGAGTGAGAACGAAGAGCTTGCCGCAGAGCGTGAACAGATGCTGGAGGGTGCCCTGCAAAGGGCACAGCAAGGCGTAGCAACACCAGAAGACTGGAAATTGATCCGCATTGAGTGCGGGATGTACCACTAATCCTTTAGGAGTTTAAAAATGAGTAGTTTGATAGCAAGCGATAACGGCGGCGGTGGCGGTAGCTACAAGCCAGTCCCACCCGGTATGCACCTCGGACGGTGCTATCGTGTAATCGACACTGGCACCCACAAGTCAGAGTACAAGGAAACGGTAAAGTTTCAGCGAAAAATTGTCGTCCAATTTGAGGTGCATGGGGAGGACGAGAACGGCAACCCCTTGGTAACAGAAAAGGGTGAACCCCTGTCAATCAGCAAAAATTACACCCTGAGCTTGGGCGAAAAAGCAACACTTCGCATTGACTTGGTGTCTTGGCGTGGTCGTGCGTTCACCCCTGAAGAGCTTCGCGGCTTTGAACTGAAGAACATCTTGGGCGTATGGGCCATGCTCACCGTATCCAAATCCATTGGCAACAACGGGAAAGAGTACACCAACATCGTCAACGTGAACCCTGTACCGCCTCAGATCAAGAAGATGGGATTGCCTACTGGGCACAACAAAACATCCTTGTTCTCGATTGAAGATCCCGACATGGTTTTGTTTGAGAGCTTTAGCAACAACCTAAAGCAGAAGATTGAAGCCTCCCCTGAGTGGAAGGCCAAGACAAACTCTGCCCCAGAACGTCAGGCTCCCATCAATCAAGCCCCATCCGCACATGACAGCGGGTTTGATGACATGGAATCGGACATTCCTTTTTGAGGTGATGTATGCAAAACCTTGATTTGTTTGATACGGCTTTTGGAACAATACCCAAAAAACTTGTTAGGCGACAAGATCCAGATACAAGTCACGCTGCGGCAAATGCTGTTAATACAACAAAGTTAGAGCAAATGGTTTATGAAGCCATTTGCAAATTTCCTAACGGATGTATTAGCGACCAATTGTTATCCATTTTTGATGGCTATCCATATTCGTCAATTACCGCAAGGTATCGGTCTTTGCTTGACAAAGGTTTTATTGAAGATACGGGAGAAAGAAAGTCAGGAAGATCAGGAAGACAACAACGTGTAATGAAAAAATCTGCAATAAAAAATCGACCACTTAATTAACCATTTCGGGGAAAGCGGATGCTGTATGTTTTAGAGGCCAACTCTTCCGTCAGACGCAGCGAGTACCCACCACTTTTAAATAGTAAGGAGAGCAATATGAGAGTTTTATCTGTTAGCTGGAACCCAGACAAAGATGTAACAAAACTTAAATTCAACGATGAATTTTTGTCTTCTCACTGGATTGTAAGGGCCGATGTTTTAAAAGACATCCTTGAAGAAATTTCTGAAATGTACGAGCAAATGCTCACAAAATCGGAGGACTAATCATGTTTGGAATTTTTAAACGCTTGGACAAAATTGAGATCAATATCTTTACCCACTGGAAAAGCATTGAGTCTCTTGAAACAAAAATCAACGATTTGCAGAAGAAAATTACCCAAATTTCAGTTGCAAACTATGTAAAGACTGAAACGGAAAAACTAGCAAAAAAGAAGATTGCTCTTGCAACAAGACAAGAGAAACGACGAATCTACGCCCGTAAATACTACGCCCGCAAAAAACTGGAGAAGGCCAATGCAAGCATCGTCACCAAGAGCGTCTGAGTCCACGCACTGGTACACTCGTGATGGTGTGCCTCGGTACACTATCATTGGCAAGAACGGGAAGGAGCGCAATACAACCTTGCGTGACGCTCGTACTGAGAGCTTGGTGCCTTCGGTCACCACAGTTCTTAACGTGGCTGCAAAGCCCGCCTTACTGGCTTGGATGCAGCAACAGGTGCTGTATGCAGCCCTAACACTACCCAAGCGTCCAGATGAGCCTGAGAAGGACTATATCGACCGCATCATCCAAGACTCGAAAGAGCAGGGTCGTGCTGCGGCGGATGCTGGAACAGACATCCACGCATCCATACAAGGGTACTATGAAGGCTATTCAACAGGCAAGCACACACAGAGCGTTACTGCCTGCGTCAAAGCCATCAATGAACACTTTGGTGATCACCAATGGATCAGCGAACGAGCCTTCGCCCATGAGGCGGGTTTTGGCGGTAAGTGCGATCTATATGTACCAGCCGCTGGAGACAGTGACGGGTATGTTGTGGACATCAAAACCAAGGAGTTCAGCGACCCATCAAAGGTCGATGCATACGATGAGCATCTGATGCAGCTTGCCGCTTATCGTGTTGGCCTTGGCTCACCCAAAGCTCGATGCGCTAACGTGTTTGTAAGTCGTAGCGTCCCCGATCTTGTCGTGGTCAAGGAATGGAGCCTCGAGGACTTGGATCGTGGGTTTGATATGTTCATGCACCTTCTCTCATACTGGCAACTAAAGAATCAGCACCAATGAAATACCTTACCGAAGAAACCATCAAGCAGATCTTTTTTTACTGCGATGTCCACGAGCCAAATGCTCTGATTGCCGATGAGGTAGACATCTGCCAATTTGCTGACAAGCTGCTGGCCTATGCCCATCCACACCTAGCCAAAGCAGAGCATGAGCGCTGCGTTGCAATTGTGGCTGAGTTGAATCCAGAAGTCGCCAAGGCTTTGGAAAGGCAGCGCCCATAAAAAAAGCCCCCAGTTACGGGGGCAATGGAGGAGCAACTGCAACTCTATTGTAGGGGAGGATTTACATTTCCTCGCCCTGCATTTCCTGTGGGCCTTGCCGCCATAACGCCACCCAATTGGCCCAAGCCAGACTGAACCTGCGGGGCCAATTTTTTCATCCAATCTGGACGAGAAGTAGCCAAGGCTGTCATACCTTTCATTGCAGGCATTGAGTAGCCTAACGCAGTAGTAATTAACGGAGCGCCGTATGTAAGTAAGTTAGCACCGCCTTCCAATACGCCTTTGGTTGTAAATAAGCGCTCGGATGTGCCGCTGCTAGGCATTTGCTTGCCCATGACATCAACGCCTGCCTGTGCTTCAGGAATAGATAATCCCTGTCCAGTTGCTGTTCCAGCTTTTCCTGCTTCAACTTCAGCTTGGCCTTTGAACTGTTGCGGGCTGAACAATCCTTTGTCTGCGCCACGCATGGCAGCAGCTTTTTCAATTGGAATAAATCGTCTAAATGCAGCGTGAGTGGTAGCTAATACGTTTGCAATCGCTGGATTTTGAATTTCCAATTCTTTGCGAAGCATTTCTTGTACTTTTGTGTATGCATTTCCAAGATCAGCGGCACCATTTTCATAAAAAGAATTTGCCCTTTGACCAAGGTATTTTTCCATGTTCCTAAATTGCGCACCAGTCATCACCTTAGTGTTGTCAATGTGATTGATGATGTTGTCAGTAATGTCTTTGCCAGCAATTTCGGCTTGTTTTGGCACCAATGGCGCAATCTTATCCAACACTCCGTTCCACATACGTTCAACGGTCGTTGTTTTTGTGTATGGATCAAAGTGATCAATGAAGTGAGCATTTTGTACTACATCATCATAAGAATCATTAAGCGCTTTTTTTACATACTCGATCATCTGGTTGCCAGCAGGGATGTCTTTTGGAACCTTGTCTCCCAAAGGCTTCAGTACGTTGTTTGCTAAAGCACGATTGAAGTCACGGTAAACGTTCTCTGTGGCGTTGGTGATCACCGAGCCAGCCAAGGGCAGGCTTGTAAGCGCTTGCTCTGCCTTGCGAATCCCCTGCCCAATTATTGGGATATCGCTCATCAGTTGACCGGGCGTGAAAGCCTTCATTCCCATGTCCTTGAGCTTTTTCATGCTCTCAGAAACTTGGGGGTTCATAATCATTTGACCAGCCTTGCTCAATCCAGCCCCAACGCCAAGCCCCTCCAGATCTTGAACAAACTTGTCCTTGAGGAAATCTGAGTAGTTGCCTGATTGCGTGTCCGTTGGTACGAAAGAAGCGCCTTTTAAGCCCTCTAAAGCGCCTTTGATCAGGGGAGATTTGTCCACGAACTGCCCAGCGGCTTGTCCAGCAGCCTGCAAGGCACTGGGAACCTTCGGGGCATAGCTCATGGCCTTACCAACATTCTTGAAGATGGCACCCGGCACAGGACTCAGAACCTGACCAGCAATGTCAAACAGCGGGCCAGTCCCTGATGTATTGGCAAAATCTTCTGCGGCTTTGTTCAAAAATTTGGCTGGCTCTTGGATGTTGGCGTACTGCAAGGCACCAGCAACTGGCTTCAATGCACCAATGCCAAAGCTCATCATGTTTTTGCCAACATCAGAACCAAAACCGTAATCCATCGGTGCGCCGCTCACTGGGTCATACACAGTCTCTGGATTGGCATAGGGATTTTGCGGCTTCTCTGGTGCAGCCGCCATAGGCGCAGGAGCAGCAGGAGCTGGAGCGGGCGCAGCAGCAGGAGGCGGCGGAACAGCAACTGGCGCAGCAGTATTCTGCTTTTTCAAAGAAGCAAAATGTTGTTCTGCTACTGGCTGTAGATCAGCTTCTGACGCACCTTCTGGCCCTTTAATTTTTAAAATTGATCCATCTGGCGCTAGAACTTTGTAAATTACGTCTGCCATTATTGTGTCCTTGCTGGTTCGGTTCCAATAACTCTAAATCTTGGCGCTCCCCTAGCAGGAGCGGAAGGAGCGGCAGGCGCAGGAGGCGCAGCAGGAGGAGGCGGTGCATTGCCAGTAATAACCCACTGTGGAACCTTTTTATTTGATTCCCAATGCATCTCTACTTCTGAAGCACGTTTTTCCAACTTCTCAAAACCTTCTTTGACCAGTTTTAAAAGCTCAGTTCTTTGCTTGTTGGTTTTCAATGGATCAGCCAAGTCACCAATAGATTTTTCCAAATTTTGCGCATCAAAGTTTGATTGCGCTCCCGGCAAACGTGGTATCTGAGTCATTAACTGCTTGGATAATGATTGCAATGACTGCAATGCAGTGCTGTCGTCAGTGCCAAACAACTTACCAACAGAGCTTGCATAAGCACCAGAAATTGCACCGCTTGGAGCAGTTTCAATCACACGTTCAAGTGCTTTTACTGTGCCTAAGGCAGTGCTTGCCTTAACACCCTCGTTCAGAATTGGAACAACAACGGTCTTAAATTCCATCTTCTGTTGGTCTGTCAACTTTCCTTCTTGATCTTTTAATTTGCGCTCAAGATCTTGCATTTTTACATATTGATTAAAGTCCATGTTTTGACGAGCAAGATCATTTCTTTCTTTTTGCGCAGCAAGGGTTAATGTTGCCATTGTTTGTTGGAAATCCTGACTTGTTTTCCTGTCCATGTGTGCAGTCATCATACTTAGCATATCTTTTGCCAAGCTGTCAGCCTTGTCATCAGGTATTAATCCAAGTCTGTATCGAGCAGCAGAATCCTGTGCTTGCTTCTTAATTATTGGATCTGTCGCCATTGCAGCGATTGCATCAAAAGGCGTTCCTTCCGCACCATTAGAACCAATAATTCCAGCCTGACGCATCTTTGGAATGTTGCTAATGATATCCATAGCTTCTTTTCCAGCGCCCAATCTAAATAATTTTTGAAGTGCTGGAGGATTAATTTCAAATGTTGTTTTCGGAGGTTTGCCCTCTGCAGCAGGAGCTGTTGTTGATTTAAATGCATTGGCTGTTGCATTTTGTACAGCCAATGCTTTCTTTGCAGCGGCAGCTTCTCCAAGATACTTTGGGTCTCCAGTAAGCATTGCATATCGTTGAGCAGCTACAGGGTCAAGATCAAACGACTCATTTCCCTCTTCATCCGTAGTAGACTTATAAAGACTACCAGCAGCTTGCGCAACTTGGTTCTTACGAGCTTGCTCTCGTTGAGCTTGTGCAGCCTGAAGCTGGAACTGTGCGTCCTCAAAGTTTTCTTTGTTTTGCTGTTCAATGCTTTGCTGAACATACTTTGCAGTATTGCCCAGCCCCTCACCAAACGAGCCAGTGGCTGATGGTGCAAGCATCCCTTGCGCAATAGCCATCAGTTGTGGGTTGTACCCTTTGTTCTGACGAGCAGACAACGAGTCCATGATCTTTTGCATGGCCTCGTCATACTTTTGATCCTCTGGCAAGCGATCTAACCCAGAAGGACTGGGCTTAGGAGCGTTGAATAAACCTGAAGGTGTAGCCATGATTTATTCCTTACACAATAATTGCGTTGCCATCACCATCAACAAGTTCACCTCGTGAATTGGTAAATGTTCCATCGCCATTGTTAAGCAATCCATTCCCACCACCACGACCGCTGCCATTATTAGAATTGGCTGCTGTCCAAGAATCCAACCATCCTTGAATCCAATTTGGAGTTCTTGTTCCGCTTTGAGATGTGCTGTATCCCAAACCGCTTCCAAGCATTGCTCCAGCGCCAGTAATTTGAGATGCAACAGATGGGCCATACACACCAGCCAATGGGCCTCTGTAGGTCTCTGTGGTTGATGTGGGAACCTGATATCCACGCATCAGTGCGCTTGCGTTGGTAGCAGTCTTCAATGGAGCGTCGATCTTGGCCTGCTCAAATGCTTGTTGCTCTCCACCTGCTTTGGTCAAAGCTCCAGCACCAGTAAGTCCAAGGGTCTGCTCTTGTCCAGCAAGGTTGCCTTGAGTCGTGGCGGCTTGGTTTTGGATCTCAGCGTTCTTCAATGCTGCTTGCAATGCACTGTTGTACCCAGCGTTCAGCGCACCATACTGTTGACCAGTAAGGTTGGATTGAACGTCAGTCATTGATTGGCCCAAGGCATTTGCATACCGCTGGCTACCAAGGCCACCAGTGCCAACAAACCCAGCTTTCATGCTAGGCATCAAGTTGTTCTGCACGTTCTGCTGGCTCAATCGACTCATCTCGTCCACCACGTTGTGCGTGTATGGATTCATAAAGTTCTGGATTGATCCTTGCGTTGCACCCTGCGCAGCAAGGCCAGCAGTATTTTGGGCTGCGGCTAGTTGTGGCTGATAAGAGGTAGCTGCCGCAGGTACAGCGGCGTACCCCTGCTGCTGCATTGCCGTTAGCGGCGCAACTTGCTGATCAGCAGGCTTGTTTAATGCAGTTTG